GGTAAGGATGAAAATAAAGGTAAGGGTAAGAGCAAAGATAATTCCGAAGTTAATCCCAATATGAAACCTGATAAACAAGAAATTGATACCGACAAACCTATTAGTCTTTCAAAGAGTATTGAAAAACAATTAAATGCCAAATTCTCTACTATGGCTAAGAAGTTTAAAGATGATCTCAAAGATATACAAACAATGTTCAAGCCATATTTCAAGGAAGTAGAGAAAATGGAAAAGTTGATGAAGAAAGATCGCGAAAAGAAGGCAAAAGCAAAGAATAATAAAACAGGTTTTAGGAAGCCCACCAAGATTAGTGATGAAATGTTAACTTTTATGAAAGAGTTCTATAAGAAACCAGATATGGAAGAATTACAATCACGTCTTGATGTAACAAACTCTATTATTGAGTATATAAAGGCTAATAATCTACAAAACCCATCTGCTAGAAAAGAGATTATCCCTGATAACAAGTTAAAAAAATTATTAAAAGTTCCAAATAATGAAAAAGTAAATTTCTTTCAGCTTCAAAAGTTTATTTCTCAGCATATCCCAAAGAATGTTGCGAAATAACAAGTAAGAAATGTAAGAAATGTAAAAGATATAAGCATTTCATTCTATATAATGAATAGTGATGTTAAACATTCATAATGAACATACAGATAATACTCATTTTTACATATATCTTATTAACAATTTAGATCAATATGATAAAAATCATAATAAAAGCATTTCCACAATAATACCGTATCATAAAATAAAAGCGATAAAAAATAAGTTCAAGTTTACTCCTATAAAGAGATATGTTTCTTATATGTATAAGAATATGTCATACAGGTATGAATTAGAAACAGATAACCAGATATGTATGAAAACATATCTAAACGATATATGTCTGTCTATATCGAATACTTGTTTGATCCATTCTTGTGAAGAAGTAAAGGTTCCATTCTATATGTTTCCATCGACAAAAAACCTAGATGCTAAACAGGAATATTCATTAGAAGAGTATAAGATCAATAATCGTATTCATCTAGTGATCAAAATGAATACGGATGGACATCAATCAGTCTATATTCATTATAGACACAGTAAAAACGCTGATATTGATCATTGTCAATCACTTATATCTAATCTTTTAGATGATCTTCTGGAACCCATTTAGACCATTTTTCATTCCAAACGCATAAAAACCGTTTAGAACTATTTGCCACTGTTGATTTCTTAAATATCTCTCTAAGCCATAAGCTCAAACTTAGGCTTTGAACACACGCAATTCCTAGATCATTGCCTCTATCATTCGATACATTATATATATCAGGGGTATCTGTTTTTGTCAAGAGAAGTTCTCTTTTAGAAATACTTATATTGAAATCAGGTTGTTCTTTAATTTTCACATTGACGTCTTTAATAACACTATCATCTATATTTATCAATTTTGGTTTATATTTGAGATTATAAGCCCAAAAATAAATACCACGGATTGTGAATGGATATTTGATAAATTTTATTTTTTCTAGTGTATCCACACATAGGTTGAAGTATTGTTTTACGCGATACATACATACATCCATATTTGTATCTTGTGTATATTCTGTCTCTAATAGATTGTAGATTATGTTTAGTCTATCAGGTAGTGTCTTCTTGATTAAATGCATCCCTTTATATGCAATGATATCATTGATCATAAAACACCATCTGTTATCATTCAACTTTACCATCTCTCCATCTAATAGAGTGTCTTTAAACAACTCTTCATCAAACTGCCCTCTACCAATAATTATGCGTGGTAGTTGATAACTCGGGTGTATCTTCTTATCTATGAAATACATAATAGGTGTTCCATCATATGTGGTATAGTATAAAAGGTAAGGGTTACCGTTTGTTCTTATGGTAACAGAGTGTGGTGTTGCTGTAATATGTTTCATAGACACATCACCTTCAACCTTAAAATAATGCTTCTGTATTATTTTAATTAAAAACTTTGTTTCAAGAGCATCTAATATATTCTTTTTCACTTCGTTGCTTTTGATATTATATCCTATACGATCACAGAATGATATACTACCCAGATGCATATTTACTTCGTATATATTGTATATATATATATATACTAAACTCTTATGTATGTATTTATGCAAAGGGTGAATGACCTGAGCCAATCATTTCTTGTTTTTCATTCATAAATCTAGTTCTTGTTTGAGACATAGGTTTAGAATATGGATCATCCATCGGGACGATTCTAGTTGCCTGCGTGGATTTATAAACTTGATCAAGATCCATAGTGGGTGTTTGATTTGTTTCTTTATTGATCTTTATGTCATTGCTAAATTTTGTTTGAGGAAAGTTGTTTGATGTGGGAGTAATCCTTACATCGTCTTCTTTTGCAAAAGAAACTTTCTTTGATGCCTTCTTATCATTAGATACATATGGTTTAGGTGTGCTAAATATCAAGATAAGTGCTACAACAATTAGAAATAACACAATATAAAAATTAGTATTCATTGTATTGATTTTCTTATTATAATAATAATCATACAAAATTATCAACGTATTTATCTAGTGAATGGTTAGATATTGCTGAATGAAAACGAACATTCTTAAATATAGCCAAAAGTCTTGTTAAAAATCCACGCATTCTTTTCTTATGTACAATAATACCTTTTTCATAACAAAGTGATTTATGAGGGTGATGAAAACGAAATGTTAGGGGGAAATAAGGTATAGGATCATTGATATTTGTCAAACGGAAAGAGTTCTTTATATTTTGTTTATATTGATTCGCAAAAGCTGTATTACCTACCCTAGGAGCACCTATTGTAACCACAATTGGATCATACAAATAGTCGTTCATAATTAAGTCAAGGGCACAAAGTGTAGTTAAAGCACCGCCTAATGAATGACCACATATAACAAAATTGTAAATTTTATACATATATTGAAGATGGAGTATTTTTAGTATAATATCTTTCCTTAATGAAGCATATTGATCATAAAAACCACTATGAACCTGTATCCTAACATCTTTGTAAATATCTGGTGAAACTGTGGAACATTTCAAATCTGCCATCCAATCTTTCAAGGAAGATGTTCCACGGAAGGTTATATATGCTGTTTGATAATCATAAAAAATATAGCATTGTGCGTCTGTCTTTTTGTCTTCTAAGAAAATAAAGGCGTTTATATCAACATCACTAGGATGTTTATATGATAATTCACAGTAATTTATAATACGTTTTAGTTGATCTTTTTCCATAATATATATTACTTAATATATAAACAAAAATAATTGAAAAAGTGCTATGGATAAATTATATTCTATTTTTCTATTTTTTGATTTTCAAAAAAATCTTCAATATCTTCTTTATACTTATTGATCGTTTTAATACTATTATTGATAGTTACCTCACTCACTGAACACACAGTAGATATATCTTTCTTCAAGATATTCTTAATGCCGTGGTAGAGACAGAAATAAGCAATAGAACCCGCCGCGGAGGTAGTAGGTGAATTGTCTGTAATAATTTCTTCTTCTTCTAAGAACTCAACGAACTTTTTACAGAAAATTATATCATTCATGGATAAATCTAGTTGTGATCCAAATCTTGAAACAAAATCCTTTGCCGATGAAGATGGCATATTCATAGGAATAAGTTTTTGAAATCTTGCATTCCCTTTTGTCAAAACTGTGCTATCTATATTGAACATTTCTGAAATTTCCTTCATACTTCTAGGAACATTATTGATTATACAAGCGTGATATATACACGAAGCTATAAGACCTGAGCTATTTTCTCCACGTGAAATCTTTTTATTTGAAGCTTGTTTATACATATATTTCGCATCTTGAATAACTTTCATAGGTATTCCATTATTATTTGTAGAAGTCATAAACTTTTCAAAAACACACAACAATTTTCTTTCATTATATGGCATCATATTCCAAGTTTCTAAACGTTTTACTATCATCATATCCCTTGAACAACCCTTCGCAACTGATCCTAAGGAGGATTTTGGTAATAAGAAATTAGTAGGCATTCCACAACGTGATGGATCACTAGAAGTTCCTTTTGAACTCTTTTCATCCTGATAATTACGCCATTCCTGTGTTTGATCAATAACAGATCCAATAATACAAGAACAATGAATACATGTCAAAAGAGTATCGTCCTGGATTATATCTCTTGAATTACATATATGACACACCTTATTTATTTCTTCATTCATAGTAATGTTCTTCTTAGGAGAGAAAGAATACTTCATTTCGTGAATGTGTTGTATTGAATATACATCAGTCATATTGTGTGTAATGTGTAAAGTGTGATGTGTATTGTGTATTGTATATTGTGTATTGTGTATTGTGTATTGGGTAATGTGTATTGGGTTATATGTGAGAGAGGTAATAATTAATATTGTATGTATATAATAATTCCTTATATCATTTTTTCACAAAAGTGTAAAAATTTACACTATATAATTATATTGGAAATATTAACACAATATAAGTCTTGACCGTAATTCTTCTACAAGATGTGAGGGTATTTCATCAAAGCTAATTAATGTTTTGTTAAACAAATATTTGTCTAATGTATTGTTTTTTTTCATATATAATATACGTTCATCTTCTGTCATATCTACAACATAATCAACAATTTCTTTTGTTAATTTAGGTATTCCTATTTTACGTATATTGTCTGATGGATCACCTTTCACTATTTTACGAACAAGTTGTGTTTCAATTGGATCTTTACATTTACTTCTAATATCACCAAATTTTTTATTCGTTTTTGTATCTGTTGACATACTGACAATTCTAGTGTTACTGTCACTTAATTGGAGATAATCATTGTCATTTGTTATGATCACAATAGGTGTATCTTTGCTTTTTGAACGAATCGTTTTGTGAATAATCGCAACTATATCATCACTTTCTAATGAAGAATGACTAATCTGTGTAATTGTTTTATTGATGTTGTTTTTGAATTGATCAAAAATGTCCCTATTGAAATCATCTTTACGTTTTCTGTTGTTTTTGTATTCAGGGAACAGTTTCTTGCGCCATATATCATCTCTCAAGCAATCAACACACATAAATATATTGTCAGAGAAAGCTTTCTTTATTTTTTGTAAATCTTTATGGAAATGTTTTTGAAAACTAATAAGAAATTCTCTGCTGTCATCATCTTCGTATCCATCATGATCATCAATATTTAATGTTGTCGGGTTTATATCAGTATTATCTAGCAAATTTATATCTCCAATCGTTTTTAATATAGGTTTTCTTTGTAGTTTATAAGACATCCATTTCTCAGTAGCGTTATACCGGTAGAATATATAATAACTACAATCTATCAACACAATTGGTTTTTTTGAAAGATCAATCTTGAACATAACTTGGATGATTTGAAATGTATTATCTTACTTAAATCTTGATACATTTTTATATCATTTTTATATCATTTTTATATCATTTTTTTTTTCACTTTTCTCAACTTTCTTTGTATATATAAGGAATATATGTTATATTCTAAATATAGAACTCTTTCTAAATTTTATTTTTTTTTTGAAATGGAAGTTGGGAATACTGGGAATATTGGAAATATTGGAAATGGAGGAGAGATGTATCATCAATATCTGAAATATACTAGAAAATATAAATCTATTTATGGTGAGCACGTTCTAGTATTGATGCAAGTCGGTCAGTTTTTTGAGATATATAGCAATAAGAATGATGAAGTTGATATCTATAAAATATCACTTGAACTGGATATGAAAATAGGAATAAAGTGTGGTATTTATATGACTGGCTTCAATTGCGATAGATCAACAAAAGAGAAACATATTAAAAAACTATTAGATTGTGGATATACACTTGTACTCGTTGAGCAGATAGGAGACGGTATAAATCATAAAGAGAGGGATGTAACCGAGATATTATCTCCAGGTATCAACACATTGGATGATAACTCTAATTATCTTATAACAGTTGTGGCAAAAGAGGGAGAATTGGGTATTACTATTATAGATATTTCCACTGGAAAATCATTCCTATTTGAGGAGAAGAACAACAGAGATGATCCAGAAAGAGCTCTAGATCAATTATGTAGAATAATGCTAAGCTTTAACCCTATTGAAGCATTGATTATTGATCCAGATAAACACTTTGGCGATAATCTTATGAAAATAATGAAATCAACCAGATGTTGTGCGGTATATCATTACAATAACTGGGATAAAATGGAGTATTTAGACAATCTAAGTAATCCTATCTATCAACAAGAAACTTTCTTAAAGATATTCAATAGAGTAAATGTGGCACCTTCCATTGGAATCATTGAAGGTTCATCGGTAGCCACTAGTTTGTGTTGTTCATTACAGTTTGTAAAAGATCATAATTCTCGTGCTATAACGTTTCTTGATCTTCCTGTAATACAACACAATTCTTCAAGATATCTAAACATTCATACAGATGGTGCCATACAACTGAACTATATTTCGTGGGAAAAGCGTGACAACAGTGTTGTAAAGATTATAAACAGATGCTCAACTGCGTTTGGAAAGAGAACTTTGTATGATAGATTGATCAATCCTCTTTCTGATCCAGACGAGATAAGGTATAGGTATAGTCAAGTAGAAGCATACATGGAGGATAATCTATGGATGACAACCCTAGAACACCTCAAAAACATTACAGATATTGAAAAAATTCATAGAAAAATTGTTATGGATAAAGCATCATCTAGTGATTGGATATCATTGATAGAATGTGTGAATGAAATAAAGAAGCTTTATAATATTCTAGGAAAAAACACAGAATATATTCAGCAAATACAAGATATCTTAACAAGTTTATCTATAGATAACCTCTCTAAGATCAACAATATTAAAGATGCGACAGTATCGTTATTTGAAAAGGGGTTTTGTGAAACAATGGATCAATACGTGCAACAACGTTGTCATAGTATTCAAGAGTTAGAAAATATTGCTGAAATGATATCAGCAATCGGTAAAACAAATGATGCCACTCTATGTAGAACAGATACTTCAGGCGATGATCATATTATTACTATGACAAAGAAGCGATATGATAAAGCGGTTAGTATCAATAAAACCATAATGAGTGAATTTACTATGAAACCATCAAAGAAACAAGGGAATGTTCTTTTAACAAATGATAATATAGATAAAAATTCGAAGAATATATATTTGATGGAAGAGAAGATCAAAGAAAAGAATACAATTTTGTATAAAGATTATCTATCTTCATTCGTGAATAATCACATATATGATCTTATCAATATTGTAAAAGATGTGGCAGAGATTGACATAAATACATGTTTTGCTAGAAACACTGTTGAATGGAACCTTACCAAACCGGTCTTGACATATACATCATCATCACCATCTTCACTATCAATAAAGGGATTAAGGCATCCTATTATTGAGAGAACATCCACATGTGTAGAGAATGATGTATCATTAGGGTATGACGAACATAATGGTATGCTATTGTATGGGATAAACAGTAGTGGAAAGAGCTCACTAATGAAAGCGGTAGGCATAAATATTCTCTTAGCACAATCTGGATCTTTTGTATTCGCAAAAGAGATGACATTTGAACCTTATCATAATCTTATGACTAGGATCACTGGAAGAGATAACATATTTCGTGGATTAAGCACATTTGAAGTTGAGATAAATGAGCTTAGGAACATTATTTTAAGAGCGGATGAACACAGTTTGGTATTAGGAGATGAGGTTTGTTCTGGTACAGAGAGTGTATCAGCAATATCAATTGTTTGTGCAACATTAAAGAAATTAGTAGATAAATGTTCTTCATTTATATTCGCCACGCATCTTCACGAACTGGTAGATATCTCTATAATAAAAGAATTAGTTCCCAGATATATATTTGTGGGTCATTTAGAGATAAATTTTGAGAATAACAAGATAATCTATAACAGAACACTGAAAGAAGGATCAGGTGATCCAGTGTATGGTATAGATGTATGTAGGTGTTTAAGGATGCCATTGGACTTCATAAAAATGGCTTGTGATGTAAAGAAAGAACTGATAAACGAGGAGAAGATGATAATTTCAACAAGAAAGAGTAATTACAACTCAAAAGTGTTTATGGATAAATGTTTTATATGTGGCAATAGAGCAGATGATACACATCATATAAACTATCAAAAAGATCATGATGATCAAAATAAGAGTAAAAATTTTAAAGGTAATCTCTTACCTTTATGTAAGAGATGCCACATAGACGAACATACTAATAAGATAGATATCACTGGCACAGTTAAAACAAATGAAGGGATTATTGTGGCTGTCAATGATAAGAACAGTGAAGTGAGTGATAATATTGATAAGGTGATAAGTAATGACACACAAACTAAGCTGATAGAGATGAGGGATTATATTAGGTATAGTAAGAGTGATAAATGGTGGATAAGAAAACGCCGTAACGGAATATTTGTGGAAGAGAGATCATTAGATAATCTCATACAATATATTTTCAAAAAAATAAAAGTATTATTGACCTTACATGATCTACAAGATGATCTAATCAAGAAGATATTTTACGATGTGGATTTATGAAACCTAAACCTAAACCTAAAACTAAACCTGATTTATCTCCTTTTGTTTTAAACATAACCAGAAATCATCCTTGAAAAAATTCTGGTTATGTTTATGTATTTCTTTCAGTTTTTTATAGAACCATTCATGGCATTTCGCCATTTTCTCTAAATCATTGCTAGAATGATTTTTATTTACTATATTAGAACAAATAGGATTTAAAAGGTTACATTTCAAATATTGTTGTGCGAGTATTAAAAGTGGCGAGGGATCCTTTTTTGTTCCTAGTGAGCTTTGTGGAATGATTTTCCACAAGTCATAGAAGTATTTAAAGTTGTAGTCACTACATTCTATTAAAAATTCCTTATGATCCATATATACATCAGGATTATTATCAATAATAGTTAAACGTGAATGGGATATATCTTTCCCAATCACAGACTTTATCTTATTCTTTATATGATCAATAGACTTTTTGTTGTTTTTTAGATGTTTCCTAGTAAAAATAGGACGATCAAATTTTATATCATGTTCATTCTCAATGATAGATACTTCTTTAAGAGCCCAGTTGTGATCACTAGCAGTGTATATAAAAATATATACCTTGTTTTTATACCTGTTCCTTATATACCTTACGAAATCACCGAAGAATGGGCGGACTAATCCACTCTTAGGGTTGTAACATTTAGTAATGTCTTGGATCTTTACGCTTGGCGTAATACTCAATTTTTTTAGAAATTTAAAAATATTGAACATAGCAATCTGGAAACATACATCACCTACAATGGTGCCATCAAGATCAATAATAAATACATGTGTCATTAAAACATTGTTATAAGATACATAGAAAAATATATTATAGATATCTCATACCACAGATAAACCTAAATATTTAAGTGCTTCATATGAAGCATTGTTTTCTGCCTCTTTACGATTATTCCCTTTACCAGTGCCGAGTATGTGGGCATCCCTGTTTTTTACAACATAGGTAAATACTTTATTATTATTGATTGTCGCTACATTAATCTCAAAATACTTAGGTGTATCTTGGTAATTATTCATTAAATATGTTACTAACATGTCCTTATAGTTTGTATTTTTCAGAATAAGATCTGTCATATCAATGTATGACTCTACCACAGATATGATCCATTTCTCAACAAGATACATATCATCACTATCTTTGTATAAAGCACCTATAAAGGCTTCAAATATATCTTCCATTATCTTATAATTATCCCTACCCCCAGTATCTTCAACTTGCTTACTAATAATAGCAAACCGTGGAAAACCAATCAATGATGCCAAATGTCCTAACATTTTACCATTTACTACTTTTGTTCTCATTTTAGAGAGAAAGCCTTCATGTTGATCCGGAAACCTGTTATACATATATTTAGCTATAACCATTCCTAGAATGGAATCACCTAAAAATTCAAGACGTTCATAAGGAACTTCTTGAAGAGGAAGACAATCAACTGGACAATGTAAGTTGCCCTTTTCAAAATCACTATTTTTCATAGTGCAATAGGATTTATGCACAAACGCATTACGGAAAAGATTGATATTCTTTGGTGAATATTTGATATCAAGTAAAAACTCTCGCAAGTTATTTTCTTCTAACAAAATATTGCTTGGATTGTAAGGTGTATTGTGATCATCAATCTCTTGTGTTTTATTGTGAATCGTATTGTTTCTATTCATCCTTCTACCACACATCCCATATCTTTATATCTTTATATCTTCATATGTATATATATATATATGTATATATAAAATCCTTTTTACAGGATTAATGGTTGAGTCTCAAAGGTTTATAGATATATTTATAATATCTCTATAGTATCAATTCCTTATGTGACTATCATTTTAGTCATATAAGAGACAAATCTATATGACTACATTAACATCATTTATATTTAATGTCTTCACCCATTTTGCGTAATATAATCTATATAGGTGAGCATACCATCAAGGATATGCTTATCCAAAAAAAACTTACTGAAAATCGTTGGAATGCTAAGAATGGTGATCAAGTTAGAGTCCTTTTCTGTGGAACATATCCTATAAACGCTAATGGATATTCTAAGGTTGTTTATTATATGGCTAAAAATATGGCGAAATATGATGACATTAAACTCACTATATATGGTTTTCAAAACTTCGGTCAAACGATGGGTCAATCACTTAGAAGTGATATTCCAGAGAATGTGATCTTACACGATGCGTTAGCCACGGAAAATCCACGTAGAAATGGATTTGGTGAGAAGGAGATAGCTGATTATGTGAAGAAAAACCCACAGGATATTATTATTGTTTTTAATGACAGTATTGTCACTACTGCTATAACTGCCACACTTATCAATGAATTGAGAGACTTCCGCGATAAGTTTAAACTAGTAGCGTATGTTGATCAGGTATATCGTTATCAAAAACCAGAGTATATCAGCTTACTTAATACATACTATGATAGCCTTATAGCCTTCTCACCATATTGGCGAGATAACCTATACAAGATAGGGATCAAGAAAGAAATGCCTATCTACTATTATCCACACGGTTTTGATCATAACCTCTATTTTCCTATCCCACAAGAATATGCTAGAATTTACTATGATATCCCGAAAGAAACCTTCTGTGTGATCAATCTCAATAGAAATCAACCTAGAAAGGCTCTTGATCTAATGATGGTTGTATGGACACAGATAGTAAAAAGACACTATCTATCACACGGTAATGCGAAAACAACAAAGGAATTGAAGGGATGGTCATCTAATATTAATACTAAAAGACCTATCAAATTGATGATAGCAACTGCGATGGATGGTTATTGGAATCTAATGAGTGTTTTAGAACACGAGTGTAAATTAGAGGATGTTCCTTTTGAATATGCAAAAGAGACTATCTGGAATGTGGAAAATCCTCAGCTTCTTTCTGATCGTGATGTGAATCTTCTATACAACGTAGCTGATGTGAGTATCAATTTTGCTCTTGGTGGTGGTTGGGAATTATGCACCAGTGAAGCATTAGGTATTGGTAAGAGTAGTATAGCACCTTATGTGGGAGGTATGATAGATTATCTTAACGATGAGAATACGATCTTAGTAAAACCTGTTTTGCGTAAATACCACGATAACAAATCTAAGGGCATCGGTGGTATTGATGAACTAGTAGATACAGCACAATATGTAAATGCGATATGGACATATCTTTCAAACCCATCGCTATGTCGTAAGCACGGTTTGAATGGTAGGAAACAGATGTTGCAGAATTATAGATGGGATAGTATGACTGAAATATTCTATAAAAGCATCAAAGATATTTTATCAATGTAGATTTGCATATTTTACCTTTAAAATACTTGTTGCCATATATCATAAACAATTGAAGGATTTCTCTCAAAATTATCGGCAAGAAGATTTTCTAGTCTGTTGATCTCAACAAGAGATGTTCCACTGCTACGTCTTTTAGCACCTTTGAAGTATATTTCTAGTGTAAACTTCATTCCACATTTTTTACATTTATGGAAGAATGTAGAATATTTCTGAATATTTTTTATTTTATTTTCAATATCATACTCACTAGCACGTCTCTTGTTATCTTCAATATATTTATATATTGTTTTTACATTTTCACCATAATCATTTGAAAATAGAAAAGAAAAGAACAAATGATTTACTTTAATCAAGCAAAATTCAGGCATTGATGCATGAAGACCATTATTGTACAATTTTTCTTGAAAGAAGATACAATATATGTGATTTTTTGTAATTTGATCCACTATAAAATGATACTTATGTAGATAGTTATTATATCTCAATTGGATACTATTGACATCATTCAGTGATATTACTGTCGGTGGCGATTTCTCGTCTATTCTTTTGTCTTTTTCTACAAAATAGAGGGTCATAGTATCATCAGTCCATTCTACATTCTCAAAACTATTATCATATGGTTCTTTGAAAATATCTATAGGAAATCTAAGAAGAGGAATATTGAAATTGTAGTGTTGAATTACGTGGATCATCTGGTATTTTTTCAATTTTGATACACATGATCTTGATTTTCCATATTTTTTACTAACATATTTGTTGATCTCGTTGTTCATTTTCTGATCATAGATAAACTCTCTCAGTTGTTTGTTAGTATATCCATTGAGATCTATTGCTAGTTTAAGATATTTACGCATACACTCTACAACTGTTGGTGGAAATATATTATATAACTCATTTTCAATATCAATAGATGTATAGATATGTTCCATAATTGTTAAAATATAACTTTTAAAAAAATTTATCATTTTTTTATTTAGACAATTGAACAAGGAAAATATTCCTTGTAAATAGATTTATGTGTATTTATGATATTCTCTGCTTTTTATTACAAGGTTTGTCGTCTATCCATTCACCACAGTAAGCGATAGAATCATCTTCATTGAAGGAAGTTCCTTTTCCGTGCCTAACACCATCTTTCCATTCACCTTTATAAATAATTTTACCATCAATATTATACATAGTGCATTTTCCATCAGGCATATGGTTTTTATTGATAGAACCAGAATACATTAGTTTTCCATTAGAATAATATATTTTTGTTTCGCTACCGAATATCAGATTGTCCTCAAAATATCCATCATAACGTAAATTACCATTGATATAATAACCTACTCCTTTTCCATAAAATTTGTGTTTTTTAAATTCACCTTCATATTGTTTTAATCCATTAGAGAAGTAAGAAATACCTTTACCATTCAGCTCATCATCAACATATTCTCCTTCACATCTTTTAGTTCCATCCTCATAATATTGAGTAGCAAATCCGTTTAATTTATCGTTTTTATACATACCTTCAGTTCTAAGATTACCATCTTTGTAGAAAGATTTTCCTAACCCGTTCTTTTTGTTATCTATAAACTTACCCTCGAATAATATCTTATTTTTGTCTGAAAAGATGGTACCTTCACCATTTCTTAGTTTGTCATTAACATTTCCTTTGTATTGATTTCCATTAGGATACTGAATAATAGGACATT